AGGATTGAGGGAACAGGAGCTTCGGGCGGTATTCATCTGGTGGCGGAGGGCCCGCACGGGCTGGCACGCCAGTTCCGGGTGCCGCTTTTTACTTTGCAATTGAGCGAGGGCCTGTGGCTGATGAACAAAGCAGCCCAATTGCAGTTAGAGCACTTCAATAAGTCGAACGCGCTGGGCTGGGCGATCACCATGGGTTTATTCGCCATGCCCGTGATCTATTCGGACCGCGAATGGAACCAGATTGTGGGCGAAAGCTATTTCATTCAACTGGGCCCGGGCGACCGTTTCGGTTGGACCGAACCAGACGGCAAGGTGTACCAGATTGCGGCGGCCAATCTGGAGGTGCTCAAAGAGGAAATCTATCGCGTTTGTTACCTCGCGCAGGCTTCCGGAGAAATGCTAGGCGGGCACGCGCAATCGGCGGTCAGTAAGCAGATCGACTTCACGATCACGCAGGAAGTGCTGAGGGCTTATGCGTCGGTGATGAAAGATACGATCGGCTCGATTCTGGCGGCCATCAGCGAGGCGCGCGAGGATGGAGTCGAGATTTCGGTAACCGGCATGGATGAAGTCGATATAACCGATTTTGGAACCGAGTTACAACAGGCGTCCAACTTACTGGCCTTGGGAATTACTTCGCCGACGTTGAAGCGGCAAGTGTTCCAACGGCTCGCGCTGAAGTATTTAAGCGATGCGCGGCAGGAAGTCAAGGACCAGATCGTGCGCGAGATTGAAGCGCAGGTAGTGAGTTAACGATTACTTAGCAAAAAAGAAGGAACGAAATGTCAGAGCAAAAGCCGATGGAAAACAACGCGCCGGCGACGGATATCCGCGATATCGTCAAGCAGGCGATTCAGGAGTACGTGCAGGCCGAGCACCGGAAAACGGAGCCAGCCTACAAGACGGAACTACAGGAGGAGCGCAAGCGGCGGGAGGGCATGGAGGCGCGGCTGAATCAGCTAGTGGAAGAGAACCGCAAGGCGCGGGCCCAAGCCGAAGAGGCGGAGCGCAGCTCGCAGATTCGCAGCGAATTACAGAGGCTTGGCATAGCCAAGGTGGACCTGGCGTTCCGCGCGGTGAAAGACGAAATCGTGCGCGCCGAGGACGGGCGCTTGCTCGCCCGCGGAGCGGAGGGCAAATCCATGCAGGAGTATTTGTCCCAATTCGTACAGGAGAATCCGGAGCTGCTGCCGGCGCGCATCGCCGGCGGGAGCGGCGCCCAATCTCCGGCGAGAAATGCCACTCACGGCGGATCGGCCGGCATAGAGATCGACAAGATCAAGCCGGGAATGAACAAGGAAGATCTCGATCGGGTGCGTCAGGAAATTTCCAGGCTGGCTTCACAAGCCATTCGCGGCGTATAAGAGAAAAGCCGCAAAGCCTGCGACCTGGCTACTCGAGGGAAAGAGGCGCGAAGACCGCGCCTTGAAATCATTTAGGAGACTTATGTCAACAATTACATCTGCCAATCTGGCGAATGCGATCGTGAAGCTTGTAGCTACGGACGCATTGCCGGCCCTGATGGGAAATCTCGTCATGGGTAATTTGGTGAACCGCGACTACGAGCCGGTGCTGGCGCATGCCGGCGATACGGTGAACGTGCCGATTCCTCCGGTGCTCGTAGCGAATAACATTGCGGAAGGTGGCACTGTCACTCCGCAGAACCCGAGCTTGGGGAACGCGCAGATCGTCCTCAACACTCACTCGGAAGCGACCTTCCAGATTCCGGACGTTACTAAAGCATTGGCTTATCCGGAGCTGTTGAAGGCATACATGCAGCCGGCAGTAGTGGCGATTGCTTCGAAAGTCGAGAGCGATCTGTTGAAGCTGTATAGCCAGTTCACGGCGATTACGCCGCTGGGCGCGGCCGGAACGCCGGTGAACGAAGCGACGATCGATGGGGCCGAGTCCGCGTTGTTCTCCGCGATGGTGCCGCCGAGCGCATCCAAATATCTGGTGGTGGACTCGAGCACGTATTCGCAGATCCGCCAGATTTCGCGTTTCAGCGAGTATTACAGCGCTGGTGAAGCCGGATTGAAAGCGCTGGTTGAGGGCAACGTCGGAAAGATCAAAGATTTCTTTATCTTCCGCTCGCAGTTTGTGCCCCAGACCGGTAGCTCGCCGGTGAACACGCATAACCTTGCGTTTACGCGGGATGCGATCGGACTGGTTGTCCGGCGTCTGCCTCAGCCGCTACCCGGGACGGGTGCGGTTGCCGAATACGCCGAAATGGGTAATTTCGGGATTCGGGTCGTGATGAGCTACCAGCCGAACACGCTGGCGCAGCAATTCACGGTGGATGTGCTGTACGGCTGTGGTGTTCTTCGGAACAACTTTGCCGTGCAAGTGAACAGCTAACCGGATTTTCAGTTCAGAGGACGTTCGATGGGAGCCGCTGTTTGGCGGCTCCTTTTCATTTTTGGGGGAGATCTGTGGATTTAAGGCAATATTTCAAAAAGATCCGGGATATAGAGAGCGGGCTCGCCGATTTATTTCCCGTGGTGGTGAGCCTGGAAACACCGGATGGAGGCAAGGCCGGAGTTGCGTCGGAGGTCAGCCGGGAGCAGGCGGCGAAGCTGATTGTGGAAGGATGCGCGCGTTTGGCGAGCGAGGCCGAAAGGGAAGCCTATTACGCTAAGCACGCCAGCGAGAGGAAAGCGGCCGAGCGGGCGGAAACAGCGCGGCGGCTGCAGGTGACGATTGTCGGGCACCCGGATTTTACGGATGGGGAGCGGGATCGTCCCGTGAATCTGCCGCCGGTATCGCGAAAGTAGGTCGCCATGGCGCTGTTCACGGATACAACGGTACTTACTCTGGACGACCTGTTGCCGTACGAGGCGACATTGGCCGAGATCGCGTCGCCGCACGGGATCAATGTGGAAACAAAAATCCGCCTGGCGAGCAGCGCAATGGGAGACAAGCTGATGGTTTGGCTGCTGGATGCGGGCGTTTCCGATCCGCAATTCGTGATGCGGCGGCAGATCGGGCTATCGACAGTGGTGGTTACGCCAGCGCTGCGGCGTTGGCTGTCATTTGAGTCGCTGTCGCGGTTCTATGCTGAGGCGTATAACGTTCAGCTCAATCCGCGGTTCCAGGGTAAGTGGGTGGAATATCAGCAGGAGTCAGAGAAAGCGCGTGACTTAGTCGTTGGAGGTGGCGTGGGCATCGTGTATCATCCGCTCCCGGCTCCTTCGGCTCCGCAGGTAACTGTGGGGGCTGGGACTCTGGCCGCTCAATCGTTATTTGTGCAAACGGCATGGGTGGATGCCAGCGGCGTGGAGAGTGAAGTCAGCACGGTAAATGGACTGCTTCTGAACGATAATTCCGGAATTACCGTTTCGATGATGGAAACGGTGGTGCAAATTCCGCCGACGGCAACGGGTTGGAATGTGTATCTCAGCTCGTCGCAAACCCGCCCGGCTTTGCAGAACAGCGCACCGCTAGCCTTAGGGAGCAACTGGGGTCCGCCGGCGGGCAGTGTAGTGACAGGCGCGGCCCCCACGGGCGGGCAAAGGCCGGATTTCTACGTTCCGGTCGCCAACAGGGTCCGGAGAGGCTGACATGCTGCCGTTAACTCTTTTGGCCGCCAGTAAGGTTGCCGGCCTGCTTACGACGAACGATCTGCTGGCGCAGACCATCACGAGCCTGGCGCAGGAGGCAGGCATAACGATTCCGGTTATCTCCTCCGACCAGGTAGTGGTTAGCTCGGCGGCGCGCGAACTCGGAGACAGAGAGATCGAGTTCAACTATCCGCGTGTGTGTGTATATAGCAGCCAGATGAAGAATACACAGGAGGAGAAGTTTCGCTCATTTTCCGGGGGAATTGTGGTGGCCGCGGACATATGGGCCAGCGGAAATCTGCTGGATGATGCCGATCAATGGATTCACTACTACGTCGAAGCGCTGACCGCGATTCTGCGGGCGAATCGGGGAGATTGGGGAGACGGGTTTCTGTTTTCCGGAATTTACGACGTACAGCTTCAACCGCCCAAAATCGGCGGCTTCGGCTACGTGGAATTAGCCAGAGTGACTTGTGGCCTGAATGTGAGCCTCGCTTAGAACGACTATGGGAACCTACATTTCTTCAAATGCAAACCGCTTTTATGCGGCGGTGGAAACCGGGTACGGAGTGCCGGCCGCGGTAGTGGCGGCGAATCGTTTCCCTGCGGTCCGGTTGAAGGCCCATCAAGCACTCCAAGCCGGGAGGCGGCTGGACAAAACGGGTACGCGAACGTATTTCGGGACAGCGAAGACATCGCGGCGGCAATCCGCATTCGAGGTCAGAACGTATCTTACGTCGTGGAACGGCGCCGGACAGCCATGTTATGGCCCACTGATTCAATCGGCGATGGGCGCCGCGCCGGCGATCGTAGAAGGGCTGACGCTCGCGTCGGCGCCGGCGGGATCGCAGCTCGAAACAACAGCGGCACATGGGCTCTCCTTGGGCTCGGCGGTGTCGAGCGGAAACGAAATTCGGTTTGTGACAGCAACGCCGGGGCCGACTACGTTGGTGTTGAACGTTCCGTTCACGGAGGAATTAGCAGTGAACACCACGCTTGCTCCGGCGATTACTTACAAGCTCGCGGCCAATCCGCCGAGTGTGACCCTGTACGACTATTGGGATCCGGCAAGTGCGGTAAGCCGGATGGTAACCGGTTCGGCGGTGGATGTGCTGGGCATGCTGGTGAATGGCGATTTTCACGAACTGATATTTAGCGGGCCGGCAGCGGATCTTCTGGATTCTT